TGAGCTGTAATGAGCGTCGCTCACTCATGGCCGTAATGGACTCGCCATCCAAGGCTGTAATGGACTCGCCATCCAAGGACGAATGAATAGTTCGTTAATAAATGTATTGGATAGGTTTATCTTTTTAAAAGGAGTGCTATTATGCCATTGGATATTGTTACGAATACAACAATGCCTCTCCCCGTTCAGCAGGCATGCGCTACTAAATTACTTGCCGTTAAAACACCATATTTGATTCATAGTATCCCTGCGACTAAGAAATATTTGCCACGAAATTCAGGGCGTACGTTAAGATTTATTCGTTATAATACATTATCAACAGCAACAGTTCCCTTAGGGGATAGCGGCGTTATGCCACCACCAACTACATTATCAAATGTATTTATTGATGCGACGCCATCTTGGTATGGTCAATATCTTATTTTGAATGAACAAGTTGAATTACAACATCAAGATCCAGTTCTTAATGAAGCAACTATTCAGCTTGGCGTTAGTATGCGTAAATCAGAAGATGAATTGATGCGTAATATGATGGCTGCTACAGCGACTTCTATTGATTGCGTTGGCGGTGCTAATGGTGATACGCCTACTGAAATAACTGATTCAGATATTTCAGTAATTATTGCAATGCTCGCAGGAAATGATGCCCACACTATTCTTGATAGTATAGAGGGCGCCAATAAATTTGGAACGGCACCTATTGCAGCATCATTCTTTGGATTGTGTCATTCTGATTTGACGGTTGATTTGCGTACAGTTTCTGGTTTTGTAACGACTGAAAATTATCCTAACCAAAATGGGGTATTACGTTCTGAGTTTGGTGCGGCGCAAAATATTCGATTCCTTTATTCTTCTGCAGGTTCTAAATCACCTTCTGCTTCTGCTGCCGGTGCAACTGTTTATGACATATTTGTATGCGGAATGGAAGCAATTGCATGTGTAGAACAAGATGGTGCATCAGCGAAATTTATTTATCGTGATCCTATGTATGATACTGCATTGGCATTAAACGCTACCGTAGGTTATAAATTTGCACAGGTACCTGTAATTCTTAATGATGAATGGGTTATCAAATTACGCGCAACATTAAATGTATAAGATGAGGGAGAATATTTATGGGAATCATAACTGACCAAGGGTATTTTACGTCTGATGGGAATTATAAGACACTTAAACTGCGTTCCGATATAGATTGGATGCGTGTCTATAACCTTACAGAAGCCGATGCTGCTAATAATGGTCATGGATTTGAATATTACTGGCAACGTGGTATGACTGATGGTCGTGGGATGTATTGGTACCATCCTGCTGCCGATCAAACAGTTGCAATAAATCAACTCGCCGCTGGTACAGGGTTTTATTATATTAATACGGTCGATGAAGCAACTCCTGGTGCTGCTAATACAACAATTACTGCAATTAGTATGGCAACACCACCATTAGTAACATTAACTAGTACTACAGGACTTGCTGATGGTGATGTAGTTCGGCTTTCGAATATTACTGGCGCACCGCAATTTGCCGGTATAGATTTCGAAATTAATAATTTGGTTACTGATACACAGTTTAATTTACGATGGGCATCAACGCTTGCGGTTGCGGGTACAACTGCTACTCTTCGTAAAATATTTTATCAACGACCAATTCCAGAGACACCAAGACCACGTTATATCTCTGCAATTACACAAGCAGCTTCCGCCGTTATTACTTTAACGGTAACACACGGCTATTCAGTTGGCATGGAAGTACGTTTTAATGTACCCGCAGCATACGGTATGATTGAGATGAATGGTTTGAGTGGAACAGTCACTGCAGTAAATACGACAAATAACACAATTACTGTTGATATTGATTCTACCGGATTTACAGCGTTTGCATTCCCGGCAGCAGCTGCAGTTCCATTTACACCAGCAGAAGTAATTCCATATGGAACAACTTTGTCTACGGTAGGAACAGCATTAGTTGATACTGAATATCTCGGAATGAGACTTCAAGCCGGTACCGCAAGTCCAGCAGGTTCATTAAATGATGTAATCTTTTGGCAAGCTGGTACAACATTGACCAATACAATTGGATAAAATAATGATGTAGAGGTGATATAGCATACGCTATATTACCTCCGTCCATGAGAAGGATAACTATGATAGAACATAACGAAGCAAATCCAGGAAAAGTAATACCATTACGCACCGTAGAAGAGCAAGCTGTTGCATTTGAAGCACAACATAATAATGAAATAAAAAATACTGGATTGATTGGCTCTATAAAAGAACATCGTGATATTAATCCTAAAGAACAAAAATTAAAGGGTATGACACTTGCAAAACGTATTAGATATATGAGAGATCAAGATCGTGTATTAGTAACAGGAAAATTTAGATTTCTTGAATTGCAAGGCGGTACATTGCGTTTTTCATTTAGAAAGTATAAAGGTGACCCAATAGAGCGATATGAATTAGAAGATGGAAAGATTTATACGATTCCTTATGGTGTAGCAAAGCATTTATGTCACAATGTATGGTATCCAGTGCATAAATATTTATTGGGTTCTGATGGTAAACCATCTAAGTGTGTTGGTTATAAAGTACATCGTTGTACTTTTGATAGCCTTGAATTTAAGGAGATTAATGATTTAGGAGAAAGGCAAATAGATGAGGTCATATCGGTAAAGAATCTAACATAGGGTAAATTATGGCAGATTCAACGCTCGTAGCAATACGAAAAAAGGTACGATTATTAACGCGATCGCCATCCTCATCACAATTAACGAGTGATGAGATCGATGAATACGTTAATACCTTTATTCTTTATGATTTTCCAGAACACTTGCATTTAACAAGTTTTAAGCAAGTATTTTCTTTTTATACACGACCTTATATCGATACATATAGTACAAATACTGTAAATACTGATGATCCACTTTATAATTTAAAGAATGTTGTTATTACTAATGATGTACCGGTATATATTGCTGGTACGCGAGCGTATTTTACACAATCATATGATGATTTTTTTACCATGTATCCGGCAGTTCAATTAGAGAGCTCTATTGGTACGGGGGATGGTATAAATGCAACATTTAATGGAACACTTGATGATATACCAGTATTACAGAATTCAGTTCTTTTTACGGCAATTGATGCTAATTATAATGGTATTCTTCTTAAAGATGTTCCACGAATTATTGCTGGTGCTCCAACGGTAAATGGCGATCTTGTTGTTCCCAACGAAACAGCTAGTCAAGGAACAATAAATTATGTAACCGGTGTGTATAATTTTATATTTACGTCAATTCCAGCAGCCAATTCGACCGTTTATGCACAAACAGTATCATACACCGAATCTAAGCCCAATTCGGTTCTTTATTTTGATAATAAATTTACCGTACGGCCTGTTCCCGATCAGGTTTATAAAATTTCTATTGAGGCATTTGTTCGGCCGAGTGAATTGCTCGGTGCTACTAGTAAACCTGAATTAGAACAATATTGGCAATATATTGCCTATGGTGCAGCAAAAAAAATATTCGAAGACAGAATGGATACAGAATCGGTAGCACAGATAATGCCGGAATTTAAAGAACAAGAGTCGTTATGTGGACGTCGAACGTTGATACAACAATCGAATCAACGTGTTGCAACTATTTATACGGCTCCTAGTGGGCGGTATAATGATATATTAAATTTATAGAAACGGGGAGAATGTAGATGCCTACATATTTTGATGTTCCTTTAGCAACACAATCTGGAGCTGCTTCTCAATCACAAATACGTACTAATTTTGCTTCGATTAATACGGCCTTGAGTGTTAATCATGTATCCATTGATGCGGCAAGTAATTGGGGTGAACATAGTAAGGTTGATTTTGTTAATTCTGCCACACACCCCCTTGTTTCCGGTACTAATATTCTTTTGTATAACTATCTTAATCCAGTAACAGGTGCGCAAGAACTTTATTTTAAGAAAGCAGGACCGCTCGGAACTGCTGGTATTCCGATAACTTCCAAAGGAGCTGCAACTGATGGTTGGACTTATTTACCTTCAGGAATATTACTGCGATGGGGTACGCGAACAGGACAAAACGATTTTTCTATCGTAAAGAATGATGCGCCATTTTTTACACAAATATTTAATGTACAAGTTACTGGGCGCACTGACGATTTATCTACCAATAATAAAACAATTGTCTTGCGTACCTGGACATTGAACCCAGGTGCTAGTTTTACGTTAAATGTTACTGGCGTTCAACGATTGGGAAATAATGCTGTAATGACTACCTGTCATTGGTTTGTGATAGGAGTGTAATATGGGGCGTCCATTTTTTATTGGACCATATGAATCTGGACTGATAACTGCAGTCAAGCCGTGGATGTTACCAGAGGATGCTTTTGCATGGCTGAGAAATGCGTATGTATGGCGTGGTACGGTCAAAAAACGTGTGGGGACCCGATCATTAACTGGTGCTGGTGTTACAGCAGCATTGCAGCAATTATATTCACGGTTACGAATACAAATCAATACGACTAATGGAGTAGGAAATTGTACTGAGGCTACCGGCGCAATTCCTGGTGGAATTACTGGCAATGATTGTATTGGCCAAATGTTTTCTATTGGCGGTGAAATATTTACCGTACAAGCAACGGGAGTTCCTGTTAATCTTTTACATACTGGTGCTGCAACAGTTGCACAATATAATACGACAACGCTTGCATATACATTTAATGGAGCTGCAGCTACGACTGCAGTTTATTGGTACCCATCGTTACCCGTTATGGGATTTATGAATATTGAATCAGCAGAAATTAGTAATGAACCTGTCATAGCATTTGATACAAAATTTTCTTATAACCGCGTTGGGAATGGATGGGCGCGACTTGGTACACTTGTATGGAGTGGTTCTGATAGTCAGTTCTTTTGGGGTACAAATTATCGGGGTGCGACAAATAATGAATATTATCTATTTGTTGTTAATAATAATCGGGCCGATCAAATCTGTTACTGGAATCAAACTACCTCGACGTGGACGCAAACGACCTTCAAAACAAGAGACGGTGCAGCCAACTATGAATTACAATCTGCACGATTAATCATTTCCTTCAAAAATAGATTATTAGCGCTTAATACCCTCGAGATGACAAATGGTGTAGATTCATCTTATTTTAATCGTGTTCGCTGGTGTATGAATGGTGATCCTACTGCTGCTGATGCTTGGTATGATAATATTGCAGGTAAGGGGGGCTGGCTTGAGGCGCCAACAAAGGAAGCGATCATTACTGCTGCTATTTTTAAGGACAGATTGATAGTTTATTTTGAAAAAAGTACATGGGAGCTTGTTTATACAGGAAATGAAGTACTTCCATTTGTTTGGCAAGCAATTGATATTGCACTAGGAGCAGAATCAACATTTTCTGTAGTGCTCCTTGAAAGTGGTGTACTTGCAGTTGGTCAATCAGGAATTCACGTATGCAATGGTCTTAATGTGGCGCGAATAGATGAACGTATTCCTGATGAAGTTTTTAATATCCATAATGAAAATGCTGGTATAGAACGTGTTGCAGGTATTCGTGATTATAGTAATGAGATGGTTTATTGGACATTCCCGAACAGTTCGCATAATACAACATATCCAGATCGAATATTAGCATATAATTATCGTAATAATACGTGGTCGTTTTTTGATGATTCGATAACAGCATTTGGCTATTATCAAAATGTTGCTGATATTACGTGGGAAATGATTACTTGGACTTGGGCCGAATGGATGTCATCGTGGGGAAGTGGTTCAATACAATCGCAACATAAAAATGTAATAGCCGGAAATCAGGAGGGATTTACCTTTCTTATTGATTCTCATATGACACGTAATGCGCCTTCATTACAAATTACTCAGATTGATATTTCCGCATTTCCATCAGTATGGTTAACGGTTAAATTGCATAATATAGTGGTGGATGAATCATGTAATATGATACAGATAGAATATGTTCAGGGTATTACTAATATTAATAATCGAATTTATCGTGTTGAAGAAATTGCTATAGATCCTGTTACTGGTGTTACAAAGTTGGAAATTATTGGTGATCCGGCTCATGTTATGACAGGAGTATATACAGGAGGCGGTGTAATTACACGTATAAGTCTCATTGATATTTATACTAAACAGTTCAATTTCTATCAAGGGAGTAAACGCATAGCAATAGAACGTGTTGAATTTGATGTAGATAAAACGGATGTTGGAACAATAAAGGTAGAATATTCGCCTTCTACTTCATCGTTGCTTATGGGGAAAATTTCTGCTACTGATCCGACCGTATTAGAGCCTTTTATACTTGAAACATATTCCTATGATCTTTATCCGTTCGAGGAAACACAAAATCGTCTTGTACGGCGTATTTTTATCGGATCAGAGGGGGATTGCATTCAACTTAGATTCTATACAGATTATACAAATTATACTGCTGATTTTAGTAATGCGCAGAGTAATTTCGTGCTTAATGGTATGACATTTTATATGTCTTCTACGTCTTCACGGTAATTCTTCTTCGTTATTGTTCTCGAGGCCAGGAGTTCTTTCTGTAAAGAACTCCTTAATATTTTATATAACCAAGAACAATGTGCGATTGCGTGAATGATGAACGATTTGAGCCAGTAGTAATAATAACATGTGTATTATTAGCCATTACTTTAATATTTTCTGCGAGTACTGGTGATGAGAATGGAAGTGGAATAAATTGTCTATTAACGGGATCGGTAGCGCAACCACCAAGGATCATCATAATAGTGGTTGTATTACCAGCAGTTGGTGGGAATGTAATATTATGTGGAATAGAAATTGTACCACTATTGGGTAATGTACCGGTTTGAATTGTTTTTCGATATCCTTGACGTAATTGCGATGAAGATGAAGTTGCACTATCGATGCGATTATAATCTGGAAACAGTAATTCACCACTTACAATTTCTTCATTTACGTAGAGTCCTGATGCTTTCGAATTAAGTATTAAAGAAATAATATTAAGATTATTGCGAAGATTTGTTACAAATTCTTTAGAATGTATAGGATCACGAGAAATATCATATAATTGCGTTGTTCCAATAAACTGACCTAGACGAAGATCATTTGGATAACTTGCCATTATTTCCTCTTTCTTGTTTTTGATATTTTCTCTCGTTATGCTAACACCGAGTTGAATAATAATACAAGTTATTTGAACAAGGAGCATATAATGGATCCCTTGACAGGAACTTTAATGGGTGCAGGTATTTCCGGAATTGGTGGATTGCTCGGAGGTCTATTGTCAAGGAGAAGAAATCAATCATCTACATTACCGATGATACAACGAGGAATGCCAGGATTTTCTGCCTATGAAATGCCAGGTGGTACTTTAGCTGCACAATTACCTCGTTTTACGCAACCCCAGCAAGCTGGTTTGGAACAGTTATTGCAGCAAGGTTTAAGTAGATTGCAACAATTACCTTCAGCTGATTTTGGACCAATAAGAAAATCAGCTGAACGACATTTTCAAGAACAAATAGTTCCAGGAATAGCAGAACGATTTACTGGGCGCGGTGCACAGCGTTCAAGTGCTTTTACACAGGCATTAGGATCTGCCGGTGCTGGCTTAAGTGAACGCCTTGCAGGCCTTGAGCAAGAATTCAATATGAATCAAGGAGCTCAACAGCAAAATTTATTAATGAATCTGCTGGGTATTGGTCTTCAACCACAATTTCAGCAAGAATTTATTGCCGGTCAACCAGGATTTGGTGCTCAATTTCTTGGATCACTGGCGCCAGGTCTTGGTCAAGGTATTAGTTCTTTAGGGCTTTTAAGTTTAATGAAATATTTGCAGTAAGGAGATGAGAAGATGGCACAATTATTACCGAGAACACCGTCTTTAGGATCAATGCTTGCACAAGGGCTTGGTGGCGGTGTAAGTGCCGGTATTGCTTCCGGTCTTGATGCACTCTTAAAAGCTAAGATGCAGCAATTAATTAAATCGCAAGAAGCGCACAATGTGGAACCTTTATATGAGAAGCTTGGAATAAATAAAGCAATGGCATATGAAGCTCCACAAGTACGTGCACAAGCAGTTAAAACAGCTCTTCAAGAACAAAATCTTCGTAAAATTCAAGAGTCTCTTTTAGGACGACCGCTTGAAGGACAATATGGAATTACTCCCGAAACCCCAACGGAGATATCCGGAGAAGGCGCTCCCACACCACAACCAATAGAAGTGCCACAAGCTACGGAAATGAAAGCACCGTCTAAATTCACCCCAGAAGAAGAAGAATTAATATTATCTGCCCGTGATCCTCGACAACTCCATGAAGCAATACGGGATATTTATAAGACCCGAGAGAAAACAGAGATTGGTCGTCGTGCTGAAACAAGAAAATACCGTGAAAAAATGCTCGATCGCTGGGAAGATCTCAAAAAAGAAGAAATACGACTCCGTAAAATGCAAAAATTGAGTGAAACAGGCAAGCTTAATCATCCATTAATGGTGAAACTTTTAGATAAACTTGATTTAAAATATTTATTAAGCCCGGAATCTGCTGAATATGAAAAAACTGCTGCTGATTTATTGCGTCGTATTATCGTCGGAACCAAAGGACGAGTTTCTGAAATGGTAGTTCGTGAATTTATTAAATCGTTGCCTAATTTAGTAATTAATCCTGAAGGTAGAAAACGAATTGAAGAGACATTGTTAGCACTCAATCAAATTGAGCAACTTTATCCTGAAACAATGGTCAATGTTCTTAATCAATATAAAGGACGTCCGCATCCGATAGATTTACAGATGATAGTAGATGAGAAAGTTTCTTCCGAACTTGAACCATATATAAAAAAAATAGAAGGAGCATTAGGATCAACAAAAATGCCATCAGTTTCGCTTCCACCGGCAGAACGATATAAAGAAGGTGATGCATTACGCAATAAACAGACAGGAAAAATAGAATATATCAATACAGCTGGTAATTGGAAAAAGATTTAATTCTTAAGGATAAATCTAATGGCTATTCCTATATCATCATTATTTGGTAAGAATTCTGGAAAGGATTCAAATATACCTTTGCGGTCTGCTTCAGATGAACTAAAAGATTCAAATATATCATCACCGGAAACGCCAGATGAATCTTATGATGTTATACCACAACAATCGACATCATTGGCGCAAGATTTATTGCGCCATGGAACACGTGTTACGGCACGTTTTGCTGAATCATTTGCCGGATTACCTGGTGATGTTGTGCAATTATTTGATTCTTTAATGAATTTAGGGATTAATGGCCTAACTGGAACGCTTGCAAAAGAACAAACTGAAAAGTTTCGTGAGGAATATGCAAAAAAGCTTCCTTCGGGTGTTGATTCATACAAATATAAAGAGTTTATTCCAACGAGTTCAAAAATTCGCGAATATATAACTACACCTGTTGTAGAATCATTGGCGGGTAAAGGATACTTAGAACCGCGAGATAATATAGAACAATTAGGAGATGATATTATTGGCGATATCGCCGCTTTTATGTTTCCTATAGGCGGGAAAATATCATTTAAAAATGCATTAAAGACTGCTGGATTTGGTAATATCGCTAAGTTGGCTGCAAAAGAGATTGGTGTCCCCGAAGCAGGACAGGAGGGAATAAAGTTAGGAACAATGATAGCGGTTAATTTGGCTGGTCCTCGTAAATTTAAAGATATAGCAGATAAACTTTATGGCGATGCACGCAAAGCATTACCTGAAGGTGCTACTATTAATGAAGCATCTGTACGGCCTGTTATGGCTATTCTAGAAAAGCTTGAGGAAAGGGGTGACTTACCTGCTTCTTGGTCAGATAAAATGATGTATTTTAAAACGCTTTCAGAAAGAGAAAAAATTCCTGTTGCAGATATATGGGATCTATCTAAGGATATTAATAATGCATTTTACAAAGAAAAAATGCCTGCAGGTTTTGCGCGTATGTTTCCCAAGCTAAAAGAAGGAATTAATTCTGCGTTGCAATCATACGGAAAAGTTAATCCACGATTTTATAATAGCCTTGTAGATGCAAATGATATATTCTCCGCTCTTCAAAAGGGAAATATTATTACACAAACTCTTGAGCGTGCAATTACACCGGAAAAAATTGGACTTGCTACGGCCGGTCTTTTATTCGGAAAATATTCACCAATTACATTAGGGCTTTCCGTAGGTGGCAGCTTAGCGGGACAAAAATTATTTAAGACACTTGATGTTCTGAAAAAAAGCCGGGCAGCGCGAAAATATTTTTATCAAACGATTCAGAGTGCAGCGAAAAAAAATCTACGACAGACAGGGATGCTTGCACAAAAGTTAGATCAAGCGTTAACAAAACAACTTGAGCATCCAGAGAATGATATATATGAAGTTGTTCCTGCATCTCAGGAATCCTGGGAAAATACCTATGAGGTTGTTTCTGGATGATGATTATTTATACTCAAGATCTTTTATTTGTTGTAAAAGGGCGCGAATAATCCAGCGGCGTAATGAAATATTTCGTCGTAAGGCATAATATTTTATTTCACGATGCAATTCGAGTGGTATTTCCACGCTTAAAAGTTTGAGATGACGTTCCCTTCTTTTTCCATTTTCCATAATTATTGACCAATCTCATGTGTCAATTGTTATTTTCTTGTTGCCGAATTTTTATATTCGTATGCTCTATTTATTAGTGTATGTCCTAAAGAAGAGGAAGGCGAATGGCGTTTAAACGAAGAGCACCTTTGCGTGCGTATGGACTTAGTAATGCGTTACAACAATTATATCCATTACCTATTATTGCTCAGCGTGCACCTACAACTCAAGATCAAGCTGAACCAGGATCTACTTGGATTGATCAAGTAGGTAACGATATTTATATATTATTAAAAGTTGCAAGTGGAACGGCTACATGGCTTCCTATCGGTTCAGGCGCTGTTGTTTTTGATTCGGTAACATCGACAACATTTGTTAATGCGGGTACTACTATTACGGCAACCGGATTAATGACGGCAAGCAATGCTTTAACGGTAACAACTGGTAATGTAACAATTGGAGATTTTGCTACTGCCGGTATTGTTTCTAATACAGCAGCAGGTATTCTCCAGTCATCAGCTGGTACTAATGGGCAAATGCTTATTGGTGCTACTGGTGCTGCGCCAGCTTGGGCAGCATTGACTGCTGGTGCTGGTATTGCTATTACTAACGGTGCAAATACTTGTACTATCGCGGCTACGGGCGCTGTAGCTTCACAGTTTACCACTGACATTGGTGGTCCCATTGTACCGTTAGCTGGTTCAACAGCTGTTGTCGGTTTAACCAATATACAAACTGATGGCTCTGTAGCTAATACGATCGGTATTGATTTAATAGATAATCCAACTTTTGCCGGTCTGGTAACTTGTAATCTTGGTATTACCGTTACAGGAGCTCAATCGACAATAACATCGACAACGAATGCTGGGCAGGATATCTATCTCCATGCTAATGGCGGTATTGCAGAAACAATTGATATACATGCCGATCAAGGTACTGCAGTTGATTCTATTTATATTCATTCAGATGTTGGTGGCCTGACATTACTTTCTAACCTTGCATCTGCGGATGCCATTAATATTACAGCGACAAATGCTGTTTCTGGTGTGGATATTGATGCAGGTACTGCTGGTATTATTGGTAATACTACTGGTCCTGTTTCGTGGTGGGGTGCAGCTCCTTCTGATTTTACCGTAACGGGAGCTTTTGATTTAACTTTACGTTCTACTTTAGGTTCTGTTGTTGTTAATGGTGGAGAAGCAGCTTTAGACGCGGTACAAATTGGAGCTATAAATGCTGCAGGAGGGGTGCAAATTACATCCGGTACTGGTGGTATCGGTATTGCTGCAACTAATGGTAACGTGGCAATTACTTCAGGAACTGGTGATATTACCGTTGGTGCGGATGCAGCAGCGCATACGGTTACTGTTGGAACAACAAATACGACCGCACGAACAATTATCCAATCAGGAACAGGTGATGTTGCTATTACTTCGACTGATGCAATTACCGTAGATGCTGTCGGCGTCTTGGAGCTTAATTCAAGTGCTGGCGCTATTGGTATAGGAAATGATGCTGATGCGCAAAATATCAATATAGGTACCGGCGCTGCTGCAAGAACCATAACTATTGGTAATGCATCAGGTGCATCAAGCGTTGTGGTCAATGGTGGAACCGGTGTAATGCAATTCGGTTCAAATGGTGTTGCACATAATACAACGCTTGGTTCAGTAACCGGTATCTCTGCAACGACATTACAATCCGGTACGGGGACGATGACGTTAACTGCTGGTGGTACTCTTGATGTAAATTGTTCCGGAAATGTTACGATTGATTCTACCGGAGGTGATATTGGTATTGGTGTTGATGCTGATGCAAATGCTATCAATATTGGTACTGGAGCTTCAGCTCGTGCAATAACCATCGGGAATTCGACGGGTATTACATCGATTGATATTAATTCTGGTACCGGTGCAGTGAATATTGGCTCAAATGGTACTGCGCATAATACAATAGTAGGTTCAGTAACTGGTGCTGCTGCAACAACATTGCAAGCAGGGACTGGTACATTGACCTTAACTGCTGGTGGTATTCTTGATGTTAATGGTACCGGAGATATTACTATTGATTCTACCGGAGGAACTATCGGCATCGGAGAAGATGCAGATGCACAGGATATCAATATAGGAACCGGTGCGGCATCGCGAACGGTTACTATTGGTAATACGTCCGGTACAACAGATGTTATATTGGATTCCGGAACTGGCGGCATTGCATTATCCTCTACTGGAACAGGTGATATAACTATTAATTCAGATAACATGATATTGATCGATGCTGACGGTATTCTTGAGATTAATTCAAGTGCCGGTGCAATCAGCATAGGAAATGATGCAGATGCTCAAAATATAAACATAGGAACTGGTGCTGCAGCCAGAACTATTACTATCGGTAATTCAACAGGCGCAACGAGTGTTATTGTAGATGCAGGAACAGGAAATGTTGATATTGGTGTTTCGGCAACGGCACATACAACGCGTCTAGGATCAACCAATACTACATCAGCAACCGTTATCCAATCGGGAACGGGCGATGTTGCAGTAACCTCGACCGATGCTATTACATTAGATTGTGCTGGGGTTCTTGAATTAAATTCAACTGCTGGCGTTATCAGTATCGGAAATGACGCAGATGCTCAAAATATAAACATAGGAACTGGTGCTGCAGCACGTACTATTACTATTGGTAATTCAACTGGTGCATCAAGTGTTGTTATAGATGCAGGAACAGGTAATGTTGATATTGGTGTTTCGGCAACGGCACATACAACGCGTCTGGGATCAACTAACACAACATCTGCAACGGTTATCCAGTCTGGGACCGGTGATGTTGTGGTAACTTCGACTGATGATATCACATTAGATTGTGCTGGGGTGCTTGAGCTTAATTCATCTTCCGGCGTTATTAGTATAGGAAATGATGCCGTTGCTCAGAATATTAATGTAGGAACTGGTGCAGCAGCCCGATCAATTACGATCGGTAATACAACGGGTGCAACAGATATATCACTTGATACAGGAACTGGCGGCTTAGATATTAATGCTGGCGGTAAAGTAACGATGACACCGGTAACTGGAACAGTAGCAGGAGTTGCATTGACATTGAATGGTCGTGTTGGAGTTGCAACTTTTACAGGACGAACAACTGCTTCAGGTGCAACATTAGATCTAACTATTACCAATTCTTCTCTCGGGGCTGGAGATGGTGTTTTTGTAACGGTTAGTAACCGTGGAACGAATGATGCTGATATGACTCTGGAAGGTGTTATTACGCAAACAGCAGGAACTTTGACGATTCATACTAAAAACAACGGAGCCGCGGCGCTTAATGGCGATGTTATTGTGACATTCTGGATTATCAACTAATTATATGGAGTCGCTCATTGAACGATTGGTGAGCGACTCAAAAAATATTATTGTCTTATATAATGTAATGGTATGCTGGGGAAAATTATTTTTATTGGCTTTTAATATAAAGGGCGATATATGAATACTAAGTATGGTGCAGTTATTATCGAAGTTAAGAAACCTATCGAAGTCAAAAAAAGTGAACAAGAAGATCCAGTAATCGAAGAGGTTTTATTTCAATTTATTATGCCAATGGGAATTCCTTATGGAACTGCATATGATGCCGTTCATGATGTGCTCCGTGAAATTAATGCAATGGTTGAAGGAGCAACACAACGGGCCGTTTCTATGAAAAAAGAGAATTCACAAGGAGATGAAGATAAGGCAACTTCAGCATAGATATGAAGAAGGAGTTTTACCATGTTGGGAGGACGACGATTTTCGTGTGAACCGTGTAGAACGGCATTATTTGGGGCAATTGGCGCTAATTATACGGCAATTGGAACACCGATGGATCATCCTATTCGATTATTATATTTATATAATCTTACGGATGCGCTTCTCTTCTTTTCTTTTGATGGGATTGATGATCATTTAAGATTGCCTGCGTCTGGTTATTTTACTACTGATATTACTGCCAATAAAACTGAAGATAGCGGTTTGTTTCTTGCTAAGGGGAATAGTTTATATGTAAAACAGATTGATGTACCAACTACTGGTCTTGTAAGTTTAACTGTTTTTTATGGTGACAGTGGATATTGATGGATGAACAGCGTATTACTTCGATAGAATTACGGTCATTACCATGGAACTCGCTAGGTGCAGTTTATATGGGGCTTGGAACTGTATTTTCTCAGGCTTTTAGATTCTTTCATGTTCAGAATTTAACTAATAGGGTAGTAGTATTTTCGTATGATGGAATCAATGATGCCTTTTATCTACCGGTATACAGTTATCAGCGTATTGATTGTGAATGGAATAAAGGTCCTGAATATTCGCTTACTACACCAGTTGGTATGCGTTGGTATGCACGGTTAAATGATCCACTTGATCCACCGACTATGGGAAGTGTCGATATAACATGTTTTAAATAGGAGCAATGATGTCAAATACAGGATCATTTGATATAAGTTCGATAATTATTCCAATACAAACACTGACTGGTGATGTTGGTGGGGCAGTAAGTCCGCTAGCTGGAAATATAGATGTTGTCGGTGGCAATAATATTACAACAACGGGAACACCTGCGACAAATACAATTACTATTGATGTGACAGGTACCACAAATCATGCTTTGCAGGTTGGTAATGGAACTGGAAGTTTAACTTCACTAGGTGTAGCAACTAATGGTCAGATTCCAATTGGCAGTACAGGTGCTAATCCAGTTCTTGCTACATTAACTTCAACCGATAGTTCTGTAACGATCACGAATGGTGCTGGAAGTATCGATTTATCGGCACATGGTGGTATTACGTGGGTAAATGTTACTGGTGCTACGCAAGCAATGGCTATTAATACGGGTTATTTAGCGAACTGTGTAGGAGTAAATGTTGTTTTTACCTTACCGGTTACGGCAGCGCTCGGTGTTGTATTAGCTGTTGCAGGTTCTCAGAATGGATGGACTATTGCGCAAAATGCTGGCCAGACGATTCATTTTCTTGGTAACAATACTACGACTGGCATCGGTGGTTCTCTTGCTTCTACGACTCGATATGATTGTATTGAATTGGTTTGTATTGTTGCTAATACAGATTTCGTGGTACGTAATGTAGTTGGCAATATTACCATTGTTTAGGGGAATATATGACAACAAATAATAGCATCAATCGACGGACATTAAATTTGACTATTGATCCCGGTGCAAGTGGCGATTCATTTATACAATATGAAATTGATGGAACCGGTTATTATCGTATGGGTGTCGATTCTGCCGATGAAAATAAATTTAAAATATCATATGGTTCTACATTCGGTAATGACTATCTTGTTATAGATTCCGATGGTGCGCGAACGCTTCCCCATCAATCTTCATTTCTTGCGCATCTTTCAACACCAGTTTTAAATGTAACAGGCGATGACTCAACTTATTATATAATTTGTGATAGTGAAGTATGGGATCTCAATAGTGATTATGATCATACAACTGGTATATTTACTGCTCCTGTGGATGGCACCTATATAGTTTCTGCAAATGTATATGCCGAAGGATTTTTAGTATCTAATGTATGGCGTGGTATACACGTTGAGGCAAGCAATCGTAGGATGTTTGTTGGAGGGGGCGGGATAACTGTTGGCCAGAATGCCGGTAAAAATTCATGGTCAGCTACCGCTTCAATAGAGATGGAACAAGCCGATACCTTAAGATTGTACCTTAGAGTATCCGGTTCAACTAAAACAGTAGATGTTTATGGCGAAGCAACAAGTCTTTATACTTCATTTGGCGCTACACTTTTTTGTTATTATTTCCACCCTTTTTAAACGGTATTATTTCTAAGGATTACAAATGACAACAAATAATAGCATTAATCGTAGAACGCAAGATTTAACAATAGACGGTAGAACACCAGTGCCCAACAATACTATTTGGATTCAGCATGATATCAATGGTACGCATTATTTTAGAGTTGGCATGCACGAGAATCTGCCGTGGTCCAGTTATTTCGCAATTGGATTAGATGATAATATTCCACTTAATTATGCATTTAAAATTACTGATGCTGGTGAATGTATCATGCACTATCAACCATCATTTAGTGCGTGTAATAATATACAAAATAATAATGTAACTGGCGATGGAACAGTTTTTACTGTTGCATTCCCAGATGACATATGGGATTTGGCTAATAATTTTAGTACGACAACATTTACGGCGCCGGTTGCAGGACATTATCTTTTTTGCGCTACTGTTTATATTGTGGATATAACTACATCACATACTGATATTGTATTTAAGATTGTAGCGACAAGTCGTGAATTAATAGGTGGCGGCTACGCTTTAACCGCAGGAACACAAGCTGGCTATCAAGGATGGGTTGTGAGTGGTTATATTGATATGGATGCATACGATACGGCATACGTAACAATTCAGGTGAGTGGTTCAACTAAAACGGTTGATGTTTACGGTGGATCTCCCCACTTAAATACTTCATTTTCTGGAACATTAATTTGTTAAAACGTGAAAGGAAATAGATGAAAATATCTGTTGATGATGTTGAATTATATACGTTGAGTGAGACCAAGAAAAAGGTTATTCAGCATCAAATATCGTCTGATATATTTTATGATGATATGAAAAGACGTTTGGAGTGGGTTTTAATGCATAAATACAATCAAGTATATAAGCGGCTTAAGGATGAATGGGAGCCAAAGCTTGCAGCAGCTGGTATGAGATCGATTCCAACAGATCCAGATGAATTTGCTGAACTTGTCTTTGCACAACCGAATTATAAAGATCGTAAGGCGCGTGATAAAGAATCTATATTATAGAGAATATTATGTTTGAATTTATAATGGGATATGCGACTGGTATTTTAAGTTCACTTTTAATATTAATATATTTTGATTATATAAGGTGAAAATCATGGATAACTGGATGATATATATGTTCGGCTCTTTTGTTGCAGGAATGCTCATATTAATAGGAGTTGGAAGTCGCTATTGGTTAGGACCGGATAATGAAATTGAAGAAACTGTTGAAATTATTACGTTTGATACCATAGGAAAGCGTGTTGATTTGAGTCCAGATACCCCTGATCCAGATGATCTATTGTTATCGCTTAATATATCCGAAGAAGATTATCAATTATCTGATGATTTCATAGAAACAGAGACGCGAAAAAGTGCTTTGAAGGAGAAAATTAATGAAAATTTCAGTAAATGATGAACATTTATTTACACTTTCTGAAACTCAAAAAAATGTTATTGGCCATTATTACAAGGATCAAGAGGCATTCGAAGAGGATATGAAGCGTAGATTGAACTGGATATTGATACATAAGTACGAACACTGTATAAAAGAGTTGCGCAAAGAATGGACTCCGAAATTAGCGGAAGCTGGTGTAACATTTATTCCACTTGATGATGAATCGTTCGCACAATTCTTATTTGAACATCCATGTTATAAAAAAGATGATCATGTAAAATCTGTTATGGCCGATCAATTTGATCTTAATATGCAAAAAAAGAAAGAGGAATAGAGGAGTATATTATGGCTCAACGAGCGAGGAGTAAACGGCGATCCGGTATAAATGCACGTGCATATCTCGGAGTTGAGCCGGAATCACCGATAAATTTTGAGGTACATAATCGTGCTCCAACTGCGCGAGACATAAAGAATCGTTTTATCGGTGATATGTGGCTCCATTCTAATGGATTAACTGATCCAACGAATGATGACATTTATATACTTGTTTCAAAATCGGGCGGTGTGGCACGATGGCTTAATTTTGGCGCAGGAAATTTGGAACGATTACGGGGAAATACTGGTGGCTATGTTGAGACTGATGTTAATGAAAATATCGATATAGTAGCTAATACAACACATGGATTAACGGTAGCAGGTAACCCTGGGACTAGTACGTTAACAATTGGTACAGTGAATAATGAGAACTTACTACAGAGCATTACAGGCGATGTAGGTGGTGCTGTATTTCCGGATGGGACCAATAATATTTCTATTACAGGCACTAATGGAATTACCGTAACGGGTACTCCTGGGACTAATACATTAACTCTAGGAATGGGAACAGCAGCTACTGCTTATATAACTAATGCAGGTACAGCAAATCCTGCTGCACATAACTTACAGGTATTAGGAACTGCTCCTATTGCAACTTCAGCACCGGTACCTTTAGGTGATACGGTCAATATAGCGTTAAATAATGGTGCAAATGGTCAGGTATTAATTGGCGGTGGCGCCAATCCGCAGTGGGCTTCAATTACAAGTTCGTCGATCACTATTACACCAGGAGTCAATTCACTTGATTTTTCTTACGTACCAACACATCCTGCCGCAGGATTCTCTGCATCTATGTCATGGAACACGGAGTTCTTTACGGGAGATAGTTTTATAGCTAATGTTATCTGCGATATAGAATTATTTGATATTAATGGAGATTATAATCATACCACGGGTGAATTCACAGCACCATATGATGGTTATTATAACTTTCATGCCTCTATGGATTTTGTTATGGTTACCTGCAATCCTAAGGGGGGACAATATGCGAGATGTATGTTAATGACGGACAACAATATTTTGATTCAAGGAAGTACTTTTCCAACTGTTAGAAGGGTGAATAATTTTTATTCCACGGGTAATGCTATTATTTATGAGGTTTCTGCTTCATTGCAGATGACTGCAGGTGATAAGATTTGGCCTGCGATTCAATCATGGGGTGGCAAAAGATGGGATAAGGTTGTGGGAACAGTCTTACCAAGGCTTTATACATATTTTTATGGATATCTTTTATATCGAAGCTAGGAGGAGAGTGTGGCACGTGCAAAAACGCGAACGAGTAGGATATCGTTAAGTTACCTTGGCGTTGCACCATTGACGCCGCCAGAATTTATTATCAGAAGTTATCCACCAACAGTTGATGATTATCATAATTTCAATATTGGATGCATGTGGCTCGATGATGGAAGCCATAGTCCTATACCATTATCCGATCTCTGGATCTTAGTACGCCTTGATGGGCCTCGAGCTAAATGGATTACTCTGGCTAAATTAGTCTTTAATACACTTACTGGTAATACTGGCGCTGCTGTACCTCAAAATGCCGATGAGGGAATTCTTATATTAGCAATTAATGGATTAACCGTTTCAGGAGATCCCGTAACACATACATTGACTATTACAACAGCAAATGATCAACATATTTTACAAAGTTTGACTTCTGGTTTAACTGTATATGCGGATGCTCTCTATAATATAGATTTTGTTGGAACTCCTGGATTACTAAGTACAGCCGGAAATCCGGCAGCACATACGATCTCTATTGTTCCCGATAGTTCCATTGCAACTAACTTTGTTACGAATCTTAATAATGCTGTTCCTGCGGCAAATATTCTAAATATTATGGGGAATTTACCTATCGAAACACAGGGATTATTCAATACGGTATCAATTAAACTCTCAAATGGCACTAACGGACAGCTTCTTATTGGCGGTGGCGCACAGGCAGCATGGAATTCGGTCACGACAATGACAGGAATGTCAAAAACCATTGGACCCAATACATTGAATCTTGAAGTTATGTATGCGCAATCATTTATAGGATTTCGTGCTCGTCCAATCACTGGCGCTCCGATACAAAACGTAACCGGTGATGGTACCATTTATCATTGCAAACCAAGCGATCTATCTCCGCCCCGCGGATTTGATGTTGGGAATGCATACAAAACAAGTGGTCCGTATGAAGGTAAGTTTGTAGCACCGTTTGATGGATATTATTATTTTGATGCTTCCGTAGAATTTAGAGCTGATTATGGAAGGACAGGTGGGCGTGAATGTCATATAAATTTAGTTGCAGGTGGCTATACATATTTAGGCAGCAATTTTCCAACGCATGCTAAAATTAACCAATTTCTCGGTATTAATAATACTATTTGTTATCATGCAAGTATATTAGCATATCTTCTAACAGGAGATACCGCATATATTAATATAACTTCTGAAGGTGGTGCAAAAACTGATGATATTTATAATGGCGCATTACCCCATCAACAAGGTGAGATTTTTGAGGGATATTTAATAAATATGATCTGAAGGTTTTTATCCATCCCGTCTTTATGCTATTTTTTATATAAATCACACTGTCCCGAGAGGCAAATTTGTTTCTCGGGACAGTGCGTAGCAATACATCTAACCATGGTGAGGATATTAGACGTCCTCGCCCACATTGATCAGGGTTAACTGCAGTTAAGTGAAGGTGTATTTATTCTTTTATGGTGCTGACATATATCATAATTATTCTTCGCGAGTATGCTATTTTTATATAAATCACACTGTCCCGAGAGGCAAATTTGTTTCTCGGGACAGCGTGTGATACATCTAACCATGGTGAGGACGTCTAACATCCTCATGGTTAGATTAGACGAAAGTGTCTTGTTAATAATTGAATAGTGCAATATCATAATTATTCTTCGCGAGTTTGAACTATTCTACGAACTCTTTTGATTGCTGCACCAAACTTTTCTTTGGGCATATCACAGAGTGATCTAATCTCATACGCTTCAAGGATTTTATCTACAATATCTTCGTGATCGGTAAGTTCATATTCAAGTTCCTCTAACTGTTCACGAGTAATAGTTTCTCCTAATTGTTCACATTGATCTGGATGATGAGACGATGATGTTTTTTTTATTCTTACGTCTCTATATGGTTCAGTTGCTGCTTCGCCATCATCGTCTTCGTCACCGACAACGACCCCTACTAAGGATGCATAAGAAATACGTTTTAGATAGGTAATATAACTTGAGATTGATTGTATATCAGCTTTAGGTGGAATTACGCGCATTCGTGATTCTATATATTGCCCAGAAGTATGCGTAAGTATCGTATGTAGAAATATCTGATTTTCATCACTTGTCAAAAGATCTTGAATGACCGCAAGACCATGTTTAGTAAGGGCTGGGCGTGAGGCATTAACAACTGCTTTAAGATCGGCATAACGAACCTTGAAATATGGATTTTCTTTATTTCGATCTGCAGGAATCATTTCTCCTTGTGCTTTCGATAAAGCAGTAAACAACTCGCCGAGTGATGAGGATCCTCGTGTCGGTGGTACTACTTTATTCGATGATATCAATTCTTCCCGCAGCAAACGAATTTGCTCACGTATGTCATTTAGAAGTATGACAATATCTTGTGATTCCATTAAAATCCCTAGCAATTATTAAAAACCTTAACGACCCGGTTGTAAATGTACCACAATATATAAAGAAGTCAACAAATTTGTAGCAAATTGTAGTCTTCTTTATATTGACATGTCATTTGATTTTTAACTTTAACATTTGCTATTCAACCCTAGCCATAAAACCTCTTTTTAAAAACTAGTATACCTAATAAACTCAGTTTAAATCAGCCTTTTTTTAGGGTAGATCTACTTCCAGGTATACTTGAGTCTACCTCTCCTCATATATAATGATTGGTTTATCTTCTCATTGATATTGGAGTTTTTTAATTATATTGCCCTGGTTAAATTCATCTATGGTGCCATAACTGGTGAAGATAGTTAAAGGACTGCTATGGCCTAAATTTTGGCTCCATGCTTTAAATTCTTCAGGCGTTTGGCAGTAGGTATACCCTAGTTGTATGATAGTGTTTCTGAATGAATAAGGGTTGTAATAGTCGAGCCCAGCAGATAAGAAAGCTTTTTTTATGATGGATCGTATTGAAGTTGTTGATTGCCAGGCGCAAGAATCAAGTTCTTCTCGCTTAAACTGTTGATTGCTATCGAGGGAGAGTTTTGTGCTTGGAAATAGTGGCATATTGTTGTCATAAAGCTTTTCTTGCTTTAAGAAGGTGACCCATTCTATAAAAATATTTTTAATATCGTCACCCACGGGAAAGAAATACGTTACTATTTTTTTACTGTATTTTGTTCTCACTTCCTGTGGGTGTTGCTCAACGCGCTCATCGCTTAAAAAGATGTGCTTTAGTTTAATGGAGGCCACGGCTGCAACACGGCCTCCAGTTAATGCAAGAAAGCATATAATAGCTCGATTACGCTTTTGCACCGCGGTGTCGTGAGGCATGTTTTTTACAACGTGTTTAATTTGTTCTAGAGATGGGTATTGTTTTGTCGGTGCAGTTCGAGCTGTTTGAATATCTTTAGCTGATAAACTGAAGTAGCTGATGTCTGTTTTGTTTAGCTTGCGCTTATAGCCAGGCTGGCTGCAAAGCCACTGAAAGAAAGCAATTAAATTTTTTGATTCCTGCAGTAGGTATGTTTTGCTGACTGGTTCACCAGTTCGGCAGTTCTTTGTTTCTCGCATCTTTTTTTTGAATGAGATAATGTCCTTTTTGGTTACATTTTTAAAGTCCTTGAAGTTTGTATGTTCTTCAAAGCGATATAGAGCTTCTCTGATGTTGTTTACCGTGGAGTCAGCTTTTCCCCTGGCCTCTTTTTCCCATTCAAGATAATGTCGTTTAATGCGTTCGTTGTTGGCATTGTATTTAGTCATAATTACTTTCTTATTTTTTACCATTGGTAGCGTAGCAGTTGGCACACTCTATTATATATAGCATACGTATCCTTTATGTTTTAAATTCGCAAACAAGTCTAGAGGGCTTGGGTTGGTCTGAGTCGGTCGCGCGTTGGACCGTTTTAGACCGTTTTTTTATTTTTATAATGATGGGTTTAGCTTCTTTTTATATCAATCCATACGATGGAAATCAGCTTTAAAAAAAATAAGTTGCGTATTGTTGATTGGCCAAAAATAGAATAATACCTTAAAATACTTGACAAACCAACTCAGAATGCATCATGATATGCAAGGAAGTCAACAACTTAGTGGCAAATTGGAGAAACGATGACTCAGGAAGAAATTAGAACCAAGTTGAAATTATATCTGAATGAAAATCCGGTAACTATTTCTAGATTGGCGCGTCATGTTGGTATTCATTATCGAACGCTTTCTGATTTTTTAAAGGGGAGGCGTCATGTTTATCAACGTGTCTGGTCAATCTTACAGGATTTTATTGGAGAACGGTAAGAAGTAGACAAGTTATTTAAAAAAATATAGAGTCAGGGCAAAATACTCCTAACTCTATAAATTATAAACTATGTATCATATCTGTGGAGAGGTAAGATACGCCCGTAAAAAGGGTAGCATCATGATAACAGAAAAACAGAATTCTCGTCAAGCACATAAATATTCTCAAATATCCGATAAGAACGTCCAATGGCAAGAAGGCATGCAAAATCTTTTTTTTTGGTTTTTTGACTATCTGCGTACTTATCAAGCTACCACGAAGAATAAGGTGTATAAAATCTTACTTGATCGTATCGCGGAAGGCCCTTCCAGTAAAAATGTACATGGTATGACATTATACGAAGAATTACAATACATTAAAAAAATGGTAGATCGCGAAGTAAACGAACAGAAAGATTCTTAATATAAGAATTCTTTGCTGCAGGAAGGGGTGTATATACTTATGAATAATCAAGAGAATATTGATTTTAACGCTGCGTGTCTGTTGCATATGGAATCCAATAGCCTTCCGTACGAGGGGCGAATTATTCCGGATGGGAAATATCACCGGTATTCTGCTGATGCAAATCAACACAAGCAAGATGAATGGTATATTGCGCATGAAGACATATTGCCTATGACCGGTGATCGTTATTTTGTTTGCACCTATGGTTCATGGTCAACAGGTGAAAAGTTTACTTATTATGCATACAATGGCAAACGAACTCCATCAGAAAAGCGCGAATTTGCACGTATATTTGAATTACAGCGCACTAAAATAGAAGCAACATTAGATGCAATGCAAGCACAGCTTAAAAAAGAAGGGGCAGAGCGTGCACGAACTTATTATGATCAATGTTTATTAAAGCCCTATTCTGAAGATCATACACGTTATTTGAAGGTAAAAGGTATTAAACCATTTGGTTGTTCTGAGTATGCATTACGATATACCAGTTATCATGGTACTGATGTTCTTGTTATTCCCGTGCTTGGTCTTACAGAGAAGCTTGAGCTTTATTCCTTGCAGTTTATTTATTATCAAGAGAACGAATTCCATAAGCGTTTTATGGCAGGTTGTTCAAAGCGCGGTAACTTTTATCCCCTCGGTTCCTTGAAAGCGTGTAAGATTTTATACATCGTAGAAGGCTATGCAACGGGTGCTAGTATTTATGAAGCGCTTAAAGATGAGTCAATGACTGTTATTGTCGCCTTTGATGCCGGTAATATGTTTTCAGTTGTCGAATCTTTACGGACTAGAATGCCGGAAACGCCAATTGTAATTGCTGCAGATAATGATAAGCAGGGTCTTGGTTCTGCGCGAAAAGTTGCTGAAGCATGGAACTGTATGGTAGCAATTCCTGTTTCAAATATTCGAGAATATAAAGATTTCAATGATTTACATCAAGCTGAGGGATTAATTCCAATCCGAACTATATTGTTAGGATCCATAAAGACACATAAAGATACAAGGGCAGTATCTCCCACTAAGAGCAATGATACTTTCATGCGCGCCATGGCATGGAATCTAGATGAGCCTTGCGCAGACTTTAAATTTGATTACTTTCCAGATGAATTACGTGCTTATAGTGAACATCTATGCGGTGCGACCTGTGCTCATCCTATTATTGTTACCGTATCATTACTTGCAACATTATCAGGTTTTATGGCCAATAGATTTTATCATAATTTTGGTTCAAATATTAAACTATACTCCAACTTTTGGTCTGTCTGTATTGCTCCAAGTGGTACACTTAAATCTACCGGTATGAATCTTGGTTCACGACTGGCACAACGACATCAAAAAAGAGCATTTGATAAGCTTAAATATTATAAACAATCATTTGATAAACAAGAAATTACTGATCAGCAATATCATGAAGCATGTATTACTACTTTACAGAATACTATAATGTTGCCAGAAAGTGGTTCGATAGCGGGACTTTTGGACCATCTTTCCGGTGGCGCCTATGGTGTTATTTATTGTGATGAATTTAGTTCATTTATTAAAAATCTGCGGAAAAAATTCAATTTTGATGGTGCTGAACTTTTAACGCAACTTTATGGGGTACCGGAAACATACTCTTTAAGGACGAAGACGCAAGGTTCTTTACAACTAGAACGTCCCTTTATCTCTATTTGCGGTGTAACAACTAGTGATTGGCTCGAGGATCAAGTTTGTGCGCGTGACATTGCAGGAGGATTCTGGCCTCGTTTTCTTTTCTTTACGCCACCGACCAGGTATGAAATTCCGCCAGCATTTCCTCCTTCTTATTCCATAGATGAGAATCTTGAAGGCCGTATCTACGCAGCAGCGGCAACTGCTTTGCATAACGATATACGGGTATATAGTCGTACACAAGAAGCAGAACATCTTCAAGAGCAAATTCATGCAGAAATTTATAACCATATTAAAAAATTTAATGATGTCCCTCTTTTACGGGAATTTAGTGCTCGATGGTCTACGACAGTTATCAAGCTTGCGTTAATTATGGAATATTTCATTGATATACGCTCTACTACTTTAAGTCGTCGTGCGCTTGAAGCATCATTTTCGATTGTCAAACCGGCAATTGATTCTACTATTAAACTTCTGAGTACCACATTAATACGTACGGAGCCTCAGAGAAAGCTTGAGCAGCTTTTTCAGTATATTGTTCGCAAGTATAATGAAAATGACTATCAGGCAATTTCCAGAAAAAAAGTTTTCACTTCACGTATCCTTAATACAGGGAAGGATTATGAAGAATATCTTGATACCTTGGAAGGCGCTGGGCGCATTAAATGCGAACTTAAACATCCCAAAATGAACTCATTATATTGGCCGTTATGCAACGAAGATGCTGCATGAAAATTTTTAGTTGAGTGTCACGAAAGTTACTCAACTATGGTGATGGTTGCAAAATTGCACACAACCAAGCAACTCTTGCATCTGATCGAGTTATCGCCCCACCAAAATGCCGATGGTTGAGTGGTTGAGTGGTTGAGTAACGCCTTTAAATATATACATATTCTGTACATTTTTTGTGCATATTGGATAATGTCCAAAATTTCCATATTGTAACTATTTCCAATAAATATATTCCATGATGAATTATGCAGATAGTAAATTTCTAAAATAATTACTATTACGCACGCGCGCGTTTAATAAATATATAAATACTATATATCAACTACTCAATAATAATAATAATAATAATAATAATGATAATAATAATAAGAATAGAAGCTAATTTTAAGTGGTTGAGTTATTTTACACAACCAAGCTCAACGTAACTCATTCTTCCTGGAAATAAGCTCTTATTTTTTTTCTGGAAATCCCATTGAATCGAATATGTGACGCACTCAACGTATGGTTGAATGCTCCTATTACTACTCTTGGTTGTTTTACTACCATTTTTATACCGGAAATCACATAATATGCATATCACCCATTTTCCATTTGGAAATCTTCTTCCATTTTTGCGAGGAAAAGTTTTCATGTCCAGCGTATGTTACATCCTGAAAATGGCTTCTATACGTATAATTCTCTATTCTATATGGAAATTATTGTCCCACTTACAACTTGGCCGTAAATATCGATCGTAATGCAAGATGTTTCCACCCGGTATAAAGTCATTCCAGCATGAATATTGTGCGACTCGGTTCATATTTGACCGCTCTACGTTGATATTAACATGTGTTGCCGGAAGCGGATGCTCCTTGAGCCGTTCGTATATTTCTTGGTATTGGGCATCGTACCGGAAATTCGTAGTTAATTGAGAGTTCTCGCTTCACTTTATACTGTTTTCTCGCTAAGATTCTCAATAAAAGCAGTGTTATTTGAAATACGCGGCAAATTCTAATTGTGCTGCAACTTTTTCGGAGGCGGTATGATGTATCATGAAGGCGAAAAACGTTCGGCTGTTTCAAAATTTGATACTGAGAGCGGGGTAATTTGCTACACTCTCCCCGGAGACCCAATCCCTCTCTCGCGAATTCGTATTGGAAGACGACGGTGCTGGGACTCCCAAAAAGAACTTAAACTTATCGCTTCAATTACCGTTAAATCTCAACATGGAGAACGTCCCAAATACGTGGGACCATTGCGTCTCGATATGACTTTCTTCTTTCCGATACCCAAAACCCTTATAAGACAAATTAAACCCGGAACACCTCATACCGTTAAACCTGATCTCGATAATCTCGTTAAAATGATTTGCGATTTATGCGAATCCATTCTTTTCGCCAGTGATTGCCGTATTGCCGAAATTAATTGCCGCAAAATTTATGATACGACCCCACGATCAGAATTTTTTGTTCACACATTGGAGAATTCATGAAAAAAAAAATTAAAAAAAATCCCTATCCTACTATATCTGAATCCTTCAAGCCTACTGACGACTCTTGGTATCATAAAGCAAAAGCCTTCTTCCAATGGCGCAATACACCACTCGGACTACCCTTTAGGCAGGATCTCGTCGCAAAGATGGTAGAATGGGCAGAACGTAAAGATTCATTTAAAGTTACCCAATTCTGTTACACACACGGAATACCGTATAAAACATTCATGCGTTGGACCCAAAAGTATCCAGATATACATGAAGTCTATCAAGGTATCTTACTCCACCTTGGAAATAAACGTGAGTTGGGTGCACTCAAAAGAGAACTTTGTCCCGCAACAGCTCATTATACAATGTCCCATTATTGTCCCATCTGGAAAGAGCAACAGGAGCGTAAGGCTAAATTGAGGCAATCAGATGTTTCGGAATCCGGATTCCAGATTGTAGAATTGCCACCGGTTGAGCGTGTTGATGTAGATTTTAAGAGGAATAATAAAGATTCTTAAACTCCTTGTAGTGTGTATATGATTAGACTTGATAAATTTAAATTACGAGATTATCAGAAGCCGATTTGGGATGCGCTTGAAAATAGGGGCTATCGAAAGGTTATATGTATTCTTCCTCGGCGTGCTGGTAAAGATATCTGTGCATGGAACTATTGTATACGGACATGCTTAAAACGTACCTGTATGATTACCTATGTATTACCAACCTATCGACAAGCAAAGAGTGTTATTTGGGATGCAATTGCTAGTGATGGTGTAAAATTCATTGATTTTATACCACGGGAGCTTATCAAATCTATGAATAGCCAGGATATGAAAATATTTTTTAAGAATGGTTCATTATTGCAATGTATTGGTGGTGAATCATATGATAGATCGATTCGTGGAACTAATCCCTATGGCGTTGTATTTTCAGAGTATGCTTATATGGATAGAAATGCCTATCTTACAGCCCGCCCGATTCTTGCTGCAAATAATGGGTGGGCACTATTTATCGGGACGCCTTATGGCTGCAATCATTTTTTTGATCTTTATACCGAAGGTACACGATATTCCGATGAGTGGTTTGTCTATAAATTAACAACTGATGATACGCAGCATATTCCTATTGAAGAGCTTGAAAAAGAACGACGTGCGATGTCAGAAGAATTGTTTATGCAGGAATATTATACGTCATTCTTGCGTGGCGTCGAAGGCTCTTACTATAGTCGATATATTAATGTGATGCGTCAGGAAGGACGTATTGGATTTTTTCCGTGGGAACCTTCGCTTCCGGTTCATACGGCATGGGACTTAGGTGTTCATGATGGAACTTATATTATCTTTTTTCAGGTTATGCAGGGCAATACGATTCGTATTATTGATTGTTATTCACAATGCGGTACTGGATTAGAACATTTTTCTAAGATACTTAAAGAAAAACCGTATAGTTATGGAACTCATTTGGCGCCGCATGATATTAAAGTACGTGAACTCAGTGATGGTTGCACTAGGCTTGATAAAGCATCTATGCTCGGTATTAATTTTGTCGTGTTGCCCCAACGTTCGATTGAGGATGGTATTGAATTGGTATGGACTACGTTTAATCGGATTTGTATTAATGAAAAGCCTTGCGAATCTATGATTCGTGCAATTGAAAATTATCATCGTGAATGGGACCCTATTCGACGAATATATAATAAGAAACCCGTACATGATTGGACAAGCCATTATAGTGATGCTTTGCGTTATTTATGTAGTGGTCTTCCCTATGTAGAAAGTGGTCAAACCACGGCCGAAGAGCTTGAACGGCGTTATCGTGAGGCGCGCTACGGAGCTTCTGCTCAATTGCCCAAATTTTTTAGGGATTGATATAATAAATACTTGCTCTTGAATTTTTCGCTTTCTAAACTAGCATTCGTATATAAAAATTCCTTGATTATGGGGAGTATAGATGTTATTTGCAGAAGGTCCAGATTACTATAATGAAAAGCATCGGTCCCTCCTGAAGAAAATGGAGCGTTTTTATACTGATGCATATGGTATAAACCAATATTTTTGGGCTGAAGCTTCTATTGATACGCGGTATGAAGCTGGCGATCAAACGGTTTATGGCCAGATATATAATAATATACCTGTCGATCGTCGTACCCCATTTTCGTTTAATCGTATTCGTCCTATTGTTAATATGATTTCTGGATATCAACGACGTAATAGAAAATCAACCATTGTTGTTCCACGTGAAAATGGTGATCAAGCAGTTGCTGATCAATTTACAAAAGTTTTAATGTGGCAAGCCCAACAAGAGGGGACACTTGAAACGATTTCCCACGCATTTTATGGTGCATTAGTAACCGGTATGAATTTATTGCGTGTCTGGATTGATTATCGCTCTGATCCTATTTCCGGTGATATTAAAATAGAAAATTGTTCGTATAATAGTTTTTTAATTGATCCCTATTTTAGAAAGCCCGATCTTTCTGATTGTAATGGTCTTTGGAGGCGCGTTTATTTGACACCAGAGGAGTGCGTTTCTTTGCTTCCCAATAAAGCACAGGAAATAGGTTCTTTAGCAGGTGTCGGTGATTTTAAAGACGGTAAATTCTTATATATGCCAGAGAATTATTCGCTGGATAAACAAAGATTATTGGCATTCGATGAATATTATTATCGAAGTTATCGTAAGCAAACGCTTTTGATTGATGTTAATACTAATGAACGGATAGAATGGCGTAAGGACAAAAAGCTTTTGCGTGATTTTTTACAACAATTTCCACAAATCGTTGTAAAAGAAACGAAAGTTCCTACGGTACGACTGGCGATTGTTGTTCAGGGGCATGTCTTATATAATGGACCGCAGCCTCTCGATATTGATATGTATCCCTTTGTACCGGTATTTGCATATTATAATCCACAATTACAAGATATGGCATTACGCATCCAAGGCGTTGTTCGTGGTCTTCGAGATGCCCAATATCTTTATAATCGACGTAAGAATATTGAGCTTGATATTCTTGAATCTCAGATAAATAGCGGATGGATATATAAAGAAAATGCGCTTCTTAATCCGAAAGATGTCTTTCAATCTGGACAAGGGCGTGGTATTGGACTTAAGCGTGAAGCACAAATGACTGATATCCAGCAAATACAAGCACCACAAGTTCCACCTTCGATGATAGAACTTTCACGCAGCTTAGGAGAAGAACTTAATAGAATATCTGGTGTCAGCGAAGAATTACTTGGTTCTGCTGTTGATGATAAGGCGGGAATTCTTTCGATGTTACGGCAAGGTGCCGGACTTACAACACTGCAAACTTTATTTGACCAGTTAGATTATTCCCAGAAATTATTGGGCCGTCTTTTAATAACAACAATTCAGCAGAATTTTACTCCTGGAAAAATACGGAATATTATCGAAGCTGAGCCGGATGCACAATTTTATAATAAAAACTTTGGTATTTATGATGCAGTTGTAGAAGAAGGTATAAATACTTCAACGCAGCGACAAATGCAATTTGCGCAGCTTTTACATCTACGTGAAGTTGGTGTTCCGGTGCCAGATGATTCGTTGATAGCGGCAGCGACCTTACAGGACAAGCAAGAATTGATCAATAAGATTGAAGCACAAAGAGCGGCACAGCAGCAACAACAACAAGCACTTTCGCAAGCGCAAATGCAAGAGGTTATTGCTCGATCCCATCTTGCAGAAGCTCGTGCAGCGGCCGATGAAGGGCTTGCCGTTGAACGTACTTCGCGTGTAGCCGAGAATGAAAGCTTAGCGATAGAACGGCGCGCAGAAGCACAAAAAGATCGCATGTCCGGTGTTCTTGATATGGTAAAAGCACTTAAAGAACTTGAAGCAATAGATTTAACGCAATTACAGACGTTAATTTCATTAGTAGAAACAATAAAACAGGCTGAACGTTCTGATGTGTCAGAAAACAAGCCATCCCCTTCTGTTACGTCAGAACAGCCTGTATCATTAGGCGCAGCTCGTGCTGCACCGATCGAGGAACCGACACCGGAGCAAGGAATATCAATTGGTACGTGATAATGTTGTAAGGAGTTTATTATGGCAAAAATTAAAGACAAAGATTCCATTTTAGGAAAAAAATCTGACGGCTTATTTCCGTCTGGATCGATCGTAAAGGATTATCCTTCGGTAAATTATACGAGCGTAGAAGGTATTGATGATACGCTTACCGGTATAGATAGCCAAATTCGTGATGATATGAATAAGGGCAAACGTAAAGGTCCTAATAGCTCACGTCTTTGAAAAAAGAGTGTGCAATTTAATTTGACACAATACATCGAATTAAGGGGTTCTATGCATGACTGTTTTCTCCGTCTTTCGGTCTGTAGAACCTCTATTGCATAAAGGAGATGATTATGGCACAGCGAAAACGTTCTAAGCAATGGATTCAAAATGCAATTAAGAAAAAGGGTGCACTTTCTAAATCTTTACATATTGCCGAAAAGAAAAACATACCGATGAAACGGCTTAAAAAAGCAGCTAAAGCTTCTGGTATACTTGGAAAACGTGCCCGTTTAGCGATTACACTTAAAAAATTAGCGCGACGTAAAAAAAAGAGGAAATAATATGGCGCGAAAGGAACAAAAATCCTCAATGAAGCAGAAAATGCGCAAGAAAGTAGCACGTGTAATGCGTGAATATGAAGAAGGCGCATTAAAGATTGGTAAAAGTGATAAGCCAGTCAAGAAAAAGAAGCAAGCGATTGCCATTGCCCTGAGTGAAGCACGTCGTTTAAAAAAAAGAAATAAGCGTAAAAAATAGAGAGAGCTCTAGGAGGAAAATTTTTTCCTCCTAGAGCCGGAATATAGAATCTTTTTAATGATATATTATTGTGAAGACATTGTATAATAGGTTAATAAAGTACTTATTGTTGAAGCACATAGTGTGGTTATTGCACCAATCGTAGCAATAATATATTTTTGTCTTCGTTCCCCCTTTTTTTGTTTTTTAGTATACTCGATTCCATCGCGCAATTCCTGGACGAGATATGAATAAAGTTCTTCTTTGCTATTGTCTACAGCGCGAGATGAAAGTGATGATTTAATGTCATTACGCCGTCTTCTTAAATCAGGGTATAAAATTCCATCAGGATTGCGTTCTATACGCTTGCCGATAAATTCCACCAAGTGTTGATCGATTGTGTCACTAAAGGCATCCTGGATTATTTTAAACGCTACAGGATGCCGGGCTTCAAGTTGGTCGCCGATTGGCTTGATAATAATGGTTACCGAGGTTGATCGTTCTCGTGTTGTAGCATCTTGTTGCGCTGATTGATCTTCTGTGATAGTAATCTCTTCGAAGTCATTCATTGCGAACAGCAAAGAAGTAGAAAAACAAAGGATAAAATAGATACGCATAATTTCTCCTTTATAGTTATAAATATAAGGATACTCGCATGGAATCTAAAAAGAAGAAAGAATCTATTTTGGAAACAGCAGCACAAGCCTGGACACGACAACCTGAAACACGCAATCCGATGGAATTAGTGCATGAATTTGATCGTGATAATTTATACGGAAAAAATATTAATGAATGTTTAGAGCGACATAAGAAAAAATTTCCAGGTGATTTCTATATTGTCGCACATTATAAGAATCAATTGCTGCCTAATGTTATACATTTTATTTATTGTGGGCGCCGTTCATGCCCTACCCCAATGAATAGACAAATTGTTTATAAATATCATAAAAATGATGATAAATTGGAATTATTATGGGTAGTTCCTGATGATGTAACATGCTATACATATTCAACAAATCGTGCCATTGTCAATAAATCTGAGTTTGAATTACTCAAATATGTACTTGAATTTTTAGATGGAACTTTACTACGACGAGCGCAAGAACTTAATAATGAAATATAATTAATGTTAGATAATAGCGGGAGAAGAAATTTGATGGAAGATGCTAAAAAAGAACATGAAGAAATAAAAACCACACAAGAAATTGAATCTACCGTTCCAGTCGAACAGGAAACAAATAAGAAGGAGGCAGTAGAATCAGAAAAAACTGAATCTTTATCTAATGAAGTTCAAAATTGGCGCATTTTACGTGAACGTTTAGATAGATTGGAGCATGAACGTGATGCGGCACTTAAAAGATTACAGGAACAAGAACAACAATCATTAAAAACTAATAACAATCAAGAAGATGAAGTTACTTTTAGTGATGATGATCTTATTGAGGGTAAAGATCTACGTCGTTGGGAAAAAAAGAATGCACAACGTATCGCACAACTCGAAGAAAAGCTTATAGAGGCAAACTTAAAGGCACAATTTCCAGATTTTTATGATATTGTTACGCCCGAATCGCTTAAAACTTTACGCGACTTGGATCC